CATAGATCAGCACATTTTCAAAATTGAAGCGATGAATGAGATCCAAAGCCGGGCGGTTTTCTATCTGCACGCCTTTTAAGCGCATTGCAGCTGCAGCCATTCCACTGGGTAAGCTGTTCCAACAATCCACGCAATAGCTTCGTTCTCTTGCGTATCGATCTATCTTGAACCCAGTTTTTTGATAGGTCTTAAAACCATGCCCCATCTTGGACCGGATAGCAAATCGGTATGCTCTGTCCAAAGGATCCGTGCCCCGGTTTCTATGCGCATCATCAAACACATCCCGGGCGTAGGGTGTTAGTTCGACCAGCCTTGCTAACTCCTCCGGCTGTTCCCGGAGGACGGTGAAGAAATTAACGATATCCCCGTCAATATCATTCACTGTCTCAATAGCTGATGGTGGTTTGCTGAACAGTACCGCCCCGCTACCGAAGAATGGTTCGAGGTAAGATCTGTGCCTCGGCATCATTGCAATGATCTCCTTCGCCATACCCCACTTTGCACCAGGGTAATTCAATAACGCATTCATCGTGCCCTCCTATGCATTGCCGCTACGAGCTATGTAATCATCGACCACTTTTCGCAATTCCTCTTCCGTAAGGCTAACTTCGTATTGTGCGTGATAGACCATCTTGCCGGCCTTGCCGATCATCACATGATTGTTCCTCGGGCTCTGCACGGCGGTATAGCCCCTGTGT